CGGACTTTTTCAACAAAGATACGCTAATAAAAATGTTACTAAAAAATAAGAATGGCCGATCCCATTTCACTTGCAGCTATTGCTGGTTTGATTTTCGCTGGGCGAACTTTGAGTAACAAACCGCAACCACAACCACAACCACAACCAGTTGTTGAAGAGCCGCCACTTATTTATAACGACGATGAAGAAGTTCGGGAGATTGTAGAAAGAGAGTTTGAACCACGTGTTGAAATTCCCCAAAAGATGGAGATGGCGAGTTTTGCTGATATTGGTCGTCAACAGAGAAGTGGTGGTCAAGAGATCCTTAATATGAGAAATCGTATGTATGATACCGGTCGTATGAACAACCTCTCTCCAATTGAAAAGCAAATGGTTGGCCCTGGTCTTGGTATTGGTGCTGATACACCGGCTCAAGGTGGTTACCAGCAGTTGTTCCGTGTGAATCCAATTAATGTTGGCGAGTACAGACTCACAACACTTCCAGGACGATCCGGTCCAGCCGCTGATATCACAGGTGGTCGTGCAGCGGTTGTTGGTCAGTTGACTCACAACAAACCGGAAACGACTGCGCATCTTCCATCTCGTCTCCCAACAATGGCGGGACGAGCCCAAGGTATGTCAGGTGCCGTGCCACGTGCGAGTCATCAAAAGACAATGCGAATCACGAACCGATCCGAGACTGGTCTTCGCGCCGATGGACTTGGTTACAACGCCGCGAAGCGTTTTGTTCCAGCCCAAACCATGCCACAAGATCCAACTCGCTTCAAGAGTGATCGTAACGATGCACAATTTGCGTACGCGAGTCACGCGGCTCCAGGCATCACCAACTTCAGTGGTGCCTATGCGACGAGTGCGGCTGCTCAAATTACTACAAAGAATAACGAAGAATTGATGAAGTATGGTTTCCGCCCAGAGGACAGGCGTGGTAAGGCGAATCGTATGGGTAACCCAGGCCGCATGAATGTGCGAGAGTCTGCCCTCAAGCAAGGTGGTCGCCTCACTGCGGTTCGCGCTGATACCACCCGCATTGACGGTCGTTTTGGTACTGCGGATGGTGGATGGACCCAGAACTACCAACAAAAGCCATTCCATCAATTTAATGCGTACAAGGGCAACGAGAATCCCAATTCACGAAGCTTGGACATCGCGAAGAGACAGCTCCAGAACAACCCATTGGCGCACCACATTTATTAGGTGTACAGTAGCAACTTATAGACAAAAACAATCATTAAAATATTGTGCCTATATTTTAATGAAGGTTCATACCCTTGACATAGACTCGAGTGAGAGAGATACAAATGTATATTCCTACGCCAATAACTATACTGTGACTCTCAAAGAACCTATCTATGACGTTACACAAGTTAAATTGATATCAGCGCGCATACCAACACCGCAATTGACGACGTGTGCTACAAACAAGACGTTTAATATTTACGATTCTGGTGCACCCGATGATACAATTGAAGTTACCCTTGACGAGACAAACTATACAAATGGTACCGCTTTGGCTTCTGATTTGGATACTAAGATGCAACCTCCACTCACGTGCATAGACTCTGTCGTGTTTGATTCCGACACACAAGCTCTTACATTTTCAAATACAGAAGCTAGTAACACATTCACATTTAAGTTTTTTGATGGTACAAATGGGTATCTCAGTAACACATACGCGACAACACCTCACCAGGTTATGGGGTTTTCTTCAAAAAATCCCACGGTTAGTGACACTGTGATTTCTGGGGCTATCAATTTGGAAGGCCCTAATTCCCTCATTCTTCGTATGACATCGGGTTCCGATGAATTCACAAAAACTGTATATTCAACAACACCATTTTACACAGGTCATATCCTAATGAATGGTACCGATTATTTGAATTACCATCACGCAGATGATCCACTTACACACGAATTCTATAAAGGACCACAAAAGTACATCAAATACATCAAGTTAGAGTTCTTCTATATGAGTCACGGACGTCTTATTCCATATGATTTTAGGAATCAGGATCATATATTAAAGTTTGAAATTACAGGTTCTACGGACAAATTAGAGGGTCTACCAAAAGTTCCAGAAGAGGCTGTCAAAGACGAACCAGAAATAAACATCCCAACTCAGTTGGACGATGTTTATAAGTGGAAAATGGAATACGTTTCCATTGGACTCATTATCTTTGTTGGTATCATTCTCCTGAGCCTGATGCACAAACGCCCAAAACTTAGCGAGTAATCGCGAAGACTGGTTGCGCTGGCTTGGACACACGAGTGGAGATGCTAGAAATGACCATGTAGACCGCAATGGACAACAAGGTGGTGAGGACCGCAGTGAGAGTGTACTGGGTACCACCGTTCTTTGGCACCTTGATGACTTGTTGAATGACCCAACGGACCAAGTCCATCCAGCTCATCGCCGCGGCGAAGCTGAAGCCCGCAACAATGGCGTTGAGGGATTGGGTTTCCAATTCTTGAGTAACAAGGTTAACAGTCTTGAGCGCTTGAGCAGTCATGTCAGCCATGGTGAGAGTTTTATACTATACACGGGGAAAATTTTTACTCTGGGAGTAACTCCTCCTTCTGAACAATCTTTTTATATTTGGGTTTCCTGACAACTGATGATTTTGCAAAAATTTGTTCTTCTCCCTCGTCGTCCTCGGAATCTCCATCGGTACTACTTTCGTCATCTCCTGTAGCTTTGAATGACTTATATTCAGAAATTGTCCAACCCTCAGGCTCCGATGTACTCATTACTATTAATGGCATTTTTTAACATCTCTTCTATCGGACTCTGAGGCACCCACTGCTCCCAGCGATCATAGGCTTCATTCATTTGTTTGAACGTAGGATCTTCTCCTGTGTAGCGTTCGAAGGGTGGACACTCTTCGGAATCAACTTCTTCAAGGTCTTCTTCCTCATCAGAGGACTCTTCGTCGTAAATCTCTGGGAAGAGTGAGCCAATATTTTGACCAACTGTGTACATCACACAATACTTGATTGCATATTCCATGTCTTCTGGGAGTACAGTATCACGCCCACACGCCTTGGAATATTCAGCCGCCATGACCATACTTCTCTCTAGAACTGGAAGGAGTATTCCCATGAGAGCTTGTTGCTGGGACTCTTCGTAAGCCCCCGACGATTCACCAAATCCAGTTTTCATCATCTTTCCTAATATTTCAAATCAAAAAGAGTTCGAGCAGTTCCCTCAGTTACACGAAGAATGTTGTGACTCACGGCGTACACCCTGACTTGTCTTGCATAATCTGTACACGGAGTCAGACTTAGGTTGAGTATTTGCTCCTTCACGAGACTAAAATTGATTTGACCAGTAGGATACCATTTTTCGGGTTCAAGTGCAAAACTATACGAATAAAATCGCCTAATGAGTTGTGTCTTGGAGTGATGAATAGCTGCCTGAACAGCTTTGAGGAATATGACATTACCCGTTTCTTGGGTGATTATTGGTTGGCCATCAAGATCCAATGTAAGATAGTCCAGGTTTTCATAAAGAATGTACTTTCCACCTGTATCTGCAAGGGTATTATCATAGTCAAATGGGGTAATGAACTGACCCTCACCCGTGCCTGTGTCACCCTGTCTCTGAATGACAAAGTAGAGCTCCTTCACTGGATTGTAAAAATCCAACTTAAAATTACCTTCCTGAATAGCCTGTGCAACTTCAAAAGTATTTTGTTGAACTTGGGTAATGACATAGTCCCTCATTTTCTCATTTTCAATCTTGAGTCTCTCACATGGATCAATAAAAGCAACTTCTGCACAAAGTTTGAACTCTTTGAGATTAATAGTTCCAGGTGTCACGGGTTGAAGTTCCCCTGTTGTACCTTTTATGATGAGATGGTCGTGATTGCGTATTTTGATTTCAACTTCAACTTCCTGCTTCTTGATGGCACAGAGTGGCACAGCTAACTCTGGGTTATTGTAAAAGTAAAATGGAAGGTCCACAAAGAACTCATCCTCTGTGTCTGCAGTTCCAATGTTACCTAAAATGTCTTTGTCGGAAACTCTTGTATCAATTGTTCGCTCTGGATACTTTCCTATGAGTTGTCTGAGAGCTCTTTGCTTTGTTTGTGTGACAAAGTGTTCTGAGTAAATCTGAAGATAATCACTTGGCAACCGCTGAATCACTTTTCCACCCACGATGAGATCAGCATACTCAATGAGTGCATGTCCAATGGATTCTATAAATCTTGGATCCGTGTAAAGTACCGTAGAAATTGTGGGCAATTTGATCTTCACACTGAGAGTCAACAACATATCACCAGTATTTTGAGCCACTTTGAATCTCGCTTTCCCACCAAAGTCGGCTACATTTTCTGAATCTATGTCTACATATTCTCTTGCAAAGTTTGAATGTTTTTTGAAACTTTGCAAAAAGTATGTATAGTCTGGGTCTATGGTAAAA